AATGTCTTGAACACTTTCCTCTCCGATTGTTACTGTTGCTGTTCCGTCTAAGTTATCTGTAACAACTGCACCGACAAATATAATGGATGTTGCTTTTGCTACTGTAGTTAGGCTATCGAGAACATTAATACCAGAAGAAAAAACATTAGCAGGTTGTATTAAAATCTGCTTTTCTTCCGTTGCTACAGTAATTTGCATTGTGTTTACTGTAACTTCGATGTTTATTCCCCCAGTTGTTACTTCGATGTCTACCATATTTTATGTTGAAAGTGTGATGTCTTGTTTAACTACAAAAGTTCCGCGCACAAGAGTCGTTATTTCTCCTGTGGTATTTTTCATTTGTATGTCGTATTGATAATCTGTCGCTTCGATATCTGTATCAGTGTTTGAAAGCACAAATGTTGTAATTCCACTTGTGGGCGTTGTATGCGTTGTTACTTCTTTTTGAATAACCGCGACTGCGTCTGCATCTGATTCAAGTGTTTTAATTGTAAGCCAGAAAGTAAATCCAGTGATATCTATTCCTACGCCTGCAGAGTCTTTCACTGTTGTTACAATGTTTTCGCTGTCTCCTCTAAAAATTGTTATTGATGTGTCTTGTGCCATATGTATATTGATTAATAATTAAATTAAACTATTTTAGTTATTATAGTTCTTCCTGAATTTCCATTTTTTCCATTTTTTGCTTTTACACCTGCACTACTAGTACCACCTTGCCCTGAAGTCCCTCCAGTATTATTTATAGACCCCGACACAGTACTTGTTCCTGTATAAATAATAAATACATCACTCCCGTCACCTCCGTTTCCACCTACACCACCTACTGAAAACGCATCACCTCCGTCACCTCCATCACCACCAAAAGCATTAAGTGTTCCAGAAAATGACAAATCTCCACCACAGTACATGTAAAATGCGGTAGCTCCACCTGTTCCATTTCCACCTGCGCCACCTGAACCACCGTCAGAACTTGCACCTCCTGCGCCACCGTCACCTCCTTTTATTCCACCACTTCCTCCTGCGCCACCATATCCGTAACTATTGAATTGTAGCCCGTTACCACCATCACCTCCATTTATGTATCCATCACCTCCTTTTGCACCGTGACCTCCTGCACCTCCTGCACCACCGCTACCTCCGTTTTTACCTGAACTTCCTCCTGCGCCACCATATCCATTAACTCTATTATCTCCTGTACCTCCTGCGCCACCGTTACCGTCATCAACACCTGCACCTCCTGCACCTCCATCACCATTGTCATTTGTATTTGAACCTCCTGCGCCACCATTTTTACCACTAGCATTTGATCCTGGGTTTCCTCCACCATCTTCTATATCGCTACCTCCTCCTCCACCACCTACAGTAGTTCCATTTCCGTTATTTCCATCAACACCTGTTGCACCACTAGCTCCACCCGCTCCATCACTAGGACTTGTCGTTCCATCATCACCTCCGTCACCTGCACTTACATCACCTGCGATTCCACCCTTTCCTAGACTTTCTGACATAGGTGTACCGCCTGAAAGTGCAACACCGAATGCAATTAAACCTTTTGTTTCTGTAGCTAATCCTTTTGCTTCAACAGTTCCTTGAATATCAACATCTCCGGTCGTTCTTAAAATTATCCAGTCATTTCCTGTAAACTTAAGAGTTCCATTTATATGGATATCAATAGTCGTGTAATTATAAATTTGTCCTGTATTTAAAGTTGTGGTAACACCATCACCAATATTTAATGCGCCATCTGAACCATCACCAGAGCTTCTGTGTAAAAATACACTATCTATAGATCCGCTTTCATTAAGTTTAGAGACACGCCCCTCATCATTTGCCGGCGTTGCATTTTTTTCGCTCTCGTTTATAAAGTCTGATGCTAAAGCATCTTGTCCTGCTATAATTCCCATATTATCCAGTTAAAGTTATTTGATAATCTACACGCGTGTCCTCTCCTACAGATTTTGAATAAGGACTTGAAAATACTGCCCTTGAAAATAAACGCCCACCGATAAACATTCCGAACTCTTCATAAGTTCCATCAGGTAACGTTCCTGCGCTTATAAAAAACTGAAATGTTGCACTGTCGTTTGACACTGACTGATTTGCTACGAGTATTCCTGAAACGATTGCATTTCCTAGGTCTGTGTCGCCGTTAGTAGGCGGTGTGTCATCATCTCCAATCTTTGCGCTATTGATAGCAATTCCATAGGTCTGGTCGTTTGCTAATTGGCGTATTACAAGATTTCGCCCGTAACCGCTAGAGCTGACTACCTTATTTGTTTCTTTTTGAACACTAATAAGTTTTCCGTTTTTATATTTACGAATAGTTAGTTTTCCTATGAACGACATGTTATTCTTTAATTTTTGCATCTGATTGATTATATAATGTTTGCAATTCTGCTTTTGTTGCTTGAAACTTTTGAATAGACATATCAAGATATTCTATTTTCTTTCTAATATCATCTAAAGTATAACGTATTTTAGGCTGTATTACGGGAGAGCGGGTTATGTCTACTGCGTTATTTTTTACTGTATTTGCTTTTTCAATTTTCATAATAGATTTGAATAACTTTAGGTTTTTGACATCCTGCGGTTATTCCGTTGGGATATTATAATTATAACACAGTCTATGACCAAGTACCAAAATTCATAATTAACTTGTCGGGTGTAGTTCCTACATCGTTCGACCACTTGTAAGGCCCGGTACTAATTGACGGTGTTGAAAGCACATCTGAAAATGTTGCGGTGTCGGATAATATCAAGAAAGATAACAATGTTTCCGCTTCGTCTTCTGACAATTCTTCATCGAGAAGTTGCTTTTGTAAAAATTCAAGAATGCCCATTTTTTTTAATGTAGCAAATTTTACTTTGAACAATAACTTGTCGCCATTCGGATCGGTTGGAATAAGTTTTACTTGTTGTATTACAACCTGTTCGCCTATACCTTGGAATGTATCAACAATCGAAATTAATTGGCCCGCTCGCAATCCCGGAACCTCTGTTTCAAATGCACCACTTATAAGATTTTCACCATACGCTCTAATCTCCGCAAGTGCGCGCTCTATTGCTTCGTCATCTGAAAGAATTGTTTTGTCACGCACAGCAAATTCTTTTACTCCGTACTCTGCCACCGAAATAGGTTCTGGTACGTTTACAATAATTGGATAGAGAGGAGTTCCACTTGCATCTATTGACTGCAGTGCTGTTGGAATATTTCCCGCAGTAAACCTGATATATTTTTGTTGAAAACTCCACACACAATCGAATAATAACTCATCATCAATGAAGTCAATACCTACTGTTTGAGCGACACTATCAACTGTCACAGCAGGCTTTTCTGAAAACTTATATTCTAGATTCATACTTCCCTCGCTTGATAACTCTGAGCCAAGACGTGTAATTGAGCGAGTGTTTCCTATCTTTTCCCCTCCCTGCACAAGTATTGTGTTTCGTAATTGAGAAAGATCGTCTTGCAACGTCAAAGAATTATATATGTATTTATTGAAGTCTGGACTTGCCTCGTTATCAGTAAGATTAAAAGGTGCAACTTCTTCATTTTTTGGAAAGAAGTGAACGTCTTTATTATAATCAACGTACCAAGAATAAGCTGTAAGCCTTGCCAGTTTTTCCATGGCCTCCGCAACAGTTATTCTATTAAATGCCACAGAGTCGATTGATAGACCTAGTGCTGAAACACCCGCAGTAGTAAAACCTGTTGTGTACTTTGTTATTATGTCAAGAATTACAGCCTGGACATTTGTATCTGTATATCTTTCGGTTACAAGCTGTCCGTTAAGGTCATATATATAATCCTGGCATGTGACTTTGTACTGAATCATTTTTGCGTTTACTAGTTGTTGATCAATACGAATAATACGACCTCCAAATTCTCGGATGCCGTTTATCGTTAATATAACTTCTTTGAATATAGGCGGTTCATATGTCTGACTCTCGGTTTTTCTTATCGAGAACGTGAGAGTATCTGGCTGATTGTTTAGCCGATTGTCACGGTCAAGAGTTTTCCATAAAATAACGCTCGATTTGTCTACTCCATCGATTGTTAAAATTACACTCATGTTTGTGCTACAAGATTAAGTTTTTCAATAATTTGATTTGCTAATTCTTCAGGTGCATCTGATCCAAATATTCCACCATTAATAATGATTGTCATTCCTGAACCTCCTGCTAGGTCTCCCGGCTTTTTTGTTGCTATAAGAAAGTCTTTAGGATTTGTTGAGATAATTTTTCCATCTGGTGTGATTACTCCGTCATCTACTGCGCCACCATCTCCACCACCTCCGCGAGCATCTCCTCCTTTGTCAACCATGTCAGAAAAGAAACCACCAATCTTGTCTTTAATCTTTCCAAACCCTGACCCAACTGATGCACCTACTTCACTTAATTTATTTATTAGTCTTTGAACTAGATCAATAATTGGTTCAATATATCCTTTGATCGTTTCCATTGATTCCACAACTTTGTTTTTAATTGCATCTACGATGGTTAAGACAATAGCTTTGATCGCTTCCCAGACAACAGTAAATACTGATTTAATCACCTCACTTATTGCAGATATAATGTTTTTCACTATGGTTAGTTTTTGAGTTAAGTTTTCAATAAAACCATCCCACCATAAAGAAAAGAATTCTTTAATTCCATTCCAGGTGTTCTCAAATATTAACTTTAGTCCGATGAGCCATTCATTCCATTGAGGAAAGAATGTGTCTAAAAAGAAAACCCATAGTCCCAACATAAAATCAAATACAGTAACAAAAGTATTTTTAATTTTTTCAAAGGTTTCCACAAAAAAGTTTCCAATACCTCCGAACACTTCCGTGAAAAAGTCTGATATTTTTGTCCATAGATTACTTACAAACCCCCATATACTTTCCCATAGTCCAACAAAGAATGCTTGAATTGTTTCCCAGTGCCTCGTCATAAGTATTATTGCAGCAATAACTAATCCTATGGCTCCAACAATAAGAAGCATTGGTAAAGTAATCAATCCCACCAATGTCGCAAACGCGCCCAGAACAGGTGTTAGAGCTAATATTGCTAACCCTAAGAATCCGAGAATTGCTGTAATTGACACTACTGCGGCGGTAACAACTACGATTGTTTTAATGAGCTTGGGATTTTCTTTAGCCCATACTGAAAACTTGTCTACTACTGGTTTTAATTTTTTTATAACACTGTCTATAATAGGCAAGAATACATTACCAATAACAACATTAATTTCTTTCATTGTTGCTTTCATGTCTTGCTGTCGGCGTATAAACGAATCATTGTTTGCCTCAAACCCATTGATTGCATCGGACGAGTTATCAATTACTTGTGCAAGAAGTGCCTGCGCTCTAACTTGGGCCCGGATTTCAGGTGCAAGGTCTTTGAATGACCCACCAACTCCAAGAAGTCCATCTTTGAGCGCTCTTGTTTCAAGTGCTGTTTCAAGTGCATTTACACCGAATCTTTTAAGTGGTTCAGACGATCCAGAAAGACCTGACTTAATAGCTTCGAGAACTTCTGACGGGTCTACATCATTGAATGCCGCTATTTTGTTTGCTACATCCAAGAAGCCTTTTGACATTCCGGCTGCTTGATCGCGGGCCAATCCCATAGGTACAAGTAAGTCCTGCATATCTGCCGCCAATCTTGCAATCTCATGTGTTGCTGTTGGCATTGTCTTTCTGATTTCGTTTATAAAGTCTTTCATTTCATCTGCGCCTTCCCCGAATACTGTATTAAACTTATTCCACGTTCCCTCGGCTTCTGCAGCACCTTGTACTGTCTTTCCAATTCCTACAGACAAAGCAGCAAACGCAGCAGTACCAACAAGAGCCATTTTTTGGAACGTTGGTTTTAAGCCTTGCAACTTACCTTGAAACCCCTCTAATTCTTTAGAGGCGTTATTTTTCAAGTCAAGTATTATATTCAAGTGTCTGTTATCTGCCACGGTTTTGCTTTTTATTTTCCGCTCTCTCTATTTGATTGCGAATGCTTATAATAGATTTGTAGTCTTCTATGTCTTGAATGCTTGTATCTCTTATTTGCTTTGGTGTCCATCCGTATGTTCGAGAGAAAAGTTCCATTTGGACTAATTTCGAGGGACTACGTTTTCCCTGCAGTTCTCTCTGTAGCTGTGTGTAGTCCCTTGCTATTTTGACGAGAGTGCATCTACAGCTTTGTAAAGTTTTTCACCATCAACCTGTGAAAGTTCATTCATCCATTCACGAGTAAACTTAAACTCTTTCTCTCCCTCCTTAATACTTACGACAGCACATTCTAGCGCCGCGTATTTTGCTTCTAGCATTGAAGACGGGTCAAAGTCAAAGTTCATGTCAGCTTGCGCGTTTCCTTTCATTTTTGCGCCACTCATAATAACAGATTGAATTTTCTCACTGTCACCCCAACTTAGTTCGTCCTTTACGTTAACTTCTGATTTTGTTAATTGGATTTTACTCATAGATTTTATAGGTTACTTTCTAATGGTTATGAAGTTGGTACGTTTGGATATGTTGCAGTCAAGTTTTGCAACGTGAAAGTGCTTTGTTCTCCGTCTGTTTCGTTGTAGAACGCTTTGAATGAAACTTCCTCAGATACAAGCTCGTCCGCACCTCCTGAACGATTCCAGTCTGAAATTAATACTTTGTTCATTAAGATTACAAGTGATGGATTTTCTCCACCCCCAATATCTGCAGCACCAGTGATTGTAATTTGCATGTATTTTGCACTGTCTCCAAGATATAAATCTTTGAATGTTTCGTCTGCAAAGTTTAGAGCAAATGAACCCTCGATTGCCATCTTTGAGTTGTAGACACCGCCTGGTGTATATGAACCGAATACGTGATCTCGAATACCTCCTTGATCAAATGAAACGTCAATACTTTTTAACTTGATAGCAGGTGCTGCAGCCAATCCTGCCTCTGCATCTGCAACTTTTACAGTAATGTCGCGCCCAATAAAGTCGTATTCTGTATCGTATGAAGATGCTTCTGTGTGGTCTGTTGCTGTTTGTCCGATGAAACTACTTGTAAATCGGATAAAATCATCAACGGTTGCATTAAGTTCTAATGTACTTAACATACACCCTGCGTACTTAATTTTTTGCACCGCACCATCAATTCCAAACAATGTTAGGCTTTGGTGAATAATGCTTTGTTTTAATGCAAAGATGTGACTGTAAACTGAGCCAGAAACTACTGCACTTGTCACTTTTCCATAAAGAGAAGCGAGCATGTACCCAATAGAGTCTGCATGAACAATTCCCTCCATATCTCCCTCGACCCATTTTTGTGTTACTCGCCTACCCATTGAGTCTTCTAATACTCCGCGCGTTGTGTCATCGATAACATGCTCTGCTCTTTCGACAACATTTGCTGTCACATTTTTTTGCCACTTGTCAACTGTACTTTCGCCTGTACCGCGAGTTGCTTCTGTTGCAAATCCTATTTGTATATCTCTTCCTATAATTTCA